TTGAACATCTAGGAGAAGAATACATCCCCTTGCTCCTGCACGTCAAGCAATTTCTTCAATAAAATTTATTTGTTTTGTGTGTTGACAGGAGGGGAGGGGTGGGCTTATTCTTGGTCATCACCTGGTGATGTGAAAATCTTTCCTACACCATGTGAAAATCTTTCCTACATTTATAGGAACAAATGACACAGTAGTAAGATAGAAAGAGAAAGATAGATTTAAGAAAGAGCTTTACTTATAGGAATAATTTTCCTATTCTTTTCTTTCTTGTGTTTGGTTGTATCGGTGCTAGGCTTTTAGAGGTCGAAGACCGATATACATTTTTGTTGGTGCAAGAAGCGAGAGCGAATTAGAAGAACGATTGTTGTAGGAACAATTTTCCTACATTATGTGAACAATGGTCATACGGAGGTGTTATGAACCTGAAGCTACCATTCTTGGTTTTACAGTGGATTGATGACAACAGAGGAGGTAAGACACGCAAAGCATTTATCGTAGATTGTTTGGTGATGTTGGTAAAAGAAAACAGGAAGCCTTAAAACTTTAATACTCAGGCTTACCGTAGAAAATCTAGTATGGAGGTAAGTATGCAAGAAATAGATGAACAGTTTTACAAATTCCCTAAAATGCTGATGATGGCAGACGCTTATGTGAGCAGGAAAACGGGAGAGATTGTCAGGTTGACAGATGCAGACAAGAATGTGTATGTTGTGATGAAAGCTCGTAACGAGTTCTTTGACAACCATTACGACAAGCAATCGGACATTGCAGAAATGTGCAACCTGACAGTCAGGAAGGCCGGAGGAGCCATCCGTGAATTTACAAAGCACGGCATCATTGAAAGCAGTAAGGTTTATTCAGGAGGGGAGCATAAGAATCTGAAGTACACCAAGATTCATTGCTTGGAGCTTCTGAGGGCCGAGGGTGAGGGAGATAACCGGAAACACATACCAATAGGTATCCTCCCAGAGACAATCTGGCAGAAGGTTGAGAAGAAGGTTGTTGTACCTAAAGCCGCCCAACAGAAGAGTATTTATACGCCACCAGCACCAAACTGGGACGACGAAGAAGGATTACCATTTTAGGAGGTTGTATGAGTTTTGATGTAGGAGATACAGTTTATGCACTTAGGGTATTGGGTAGGTCTGCTTGCTGTGAGGCTCCGTCTATGCTTTTTGCTATGCGCGGGGATGAGCTAGAAATTTTGAAAGTGCATGAACCAAAACCTCATGATAAAACCACATGGTATGAAGTCAGATTGAAGCGAGGGTCTGGTGAATTCTTTGTCACATCGGGCGACATCACAAAGATGAAGCATTTTGAATTTAACTACAGCGAGTTTCAAAAAGAACTTGACAAAGAGATGGCAAGAGATTATGGAGGCTGGTAAAATAATGTGCTTCAGAAAGCGTTTCAACTGACAAGGTGCTGTCCCTGTTGGTTTGAAATATTTTAATTGTGGTGAGCTGAAAATCTTCTTAGTGAGGAGACATAAATGAAAATCTATATTGTTCTGGAACAAAGTCCAAGAGGGACAAGAATCTCGAAGGTGTTTGCTAAAGCTGCTGATGCGGTTGCTTGGAGGACAGAGCTTCAAAGGTCTGATGAGTATTTGGACTTCGATAGTGCTTATTAATATTTTGTGGAAGAATGGAAGGTGGTGGAGTAAATCCACTCTACAAGCACGCTGAATTAAGTATTTTGAAGAAAATAAAGAAATTCTATCAAAGGGGCTTGACGGATAGAGGATGTAGAGGTTATCCTATACCCATAGCCTACAAATAAATTGCGAAGCACCTCTTTTGGTGCTTTTCGCGTTTCTGGAGATTTATACAACCGATGAATTACGAGAAAATTTACAACTCTTTGGTAGAGAAAGCAAAACAACGTGGTCTAGACAAAACCCAACACGAAGGCTATTTTGAGATTCATCACATTATCCCACGTTGTATAGGAGGTTCTGACGATCCTGATAACCTTGTCATGTTTACAGCAAGAGAGCACTTCATTGCTCACATCCTGCTTTGGAAGATTTATCCACATGAGCGCGGTATTATATATGCGGCTAAAATGATGTGTACTAGGTTGGGAGGTAAGTGGGATTCAAAACTCTATGAACAACTTAGGTCTGATTTTTCAGAGACTCAATCCGAGTATCTTCGAGGAGAGAATCATCCAATGTGGGGACGAAAACATTCGGAAGAGACTAAAAAGATAATGTCAGAAAAAGCTATTGGTCGTAAGCTAAGCGAGGAAACCCGTCGAAAGATTTCTGAGGTACAAACAGGAAAGAAGTTGAAACCTCACTCTGAAGAAGCTAAGCGAAAGATTTCTATTGGTAATACGGGAAAGACCAGAACAAAAGAAATGGAAGAGAAGAGACAAGCATCTCGCTTACCGGGGTTTTTGAAGAAAAAGGGTATTACAGAAGAAGAGTATTGGGAGATGAAGAGGTTGAAAGCTGAAAATCCCCCGATGACTAATGAAGAACGTAAACGTAAAATGGCGCTGCCATGGAACAACGCTAAGTCTTTACAGAAGCCACTATTTAGAGAGAAATGGCTTAGTGCTGGGTATTATTATGATTTGTGGATAATGTTTGGTCAGCCATCTTATAGAAAATTTTCTGGGATGTGTAGAGAATATTTGAATGACGACACATACACCGTCTATTATTTTGATGGTATGCAGGAGATGTTTAAAAATGGTTGGGTCCCTCAAAAAGACCCATGTTGGGTAGAATTTACGGAGAAATACTTTTGTCTAGATGTCGATGCTGTGATGTTGTAATGAAATTGCGAGATATGCGCCTATTGAAGGATGATGGTTCAGAAGAAGATTTGTGCTCCCGCTGTCTTTCAGTTGCATATAGTCCAGATTTTTGCGATACAAAATCTTACCAATTTCAAGATATTTGTGATATTTTTTATGTACCTGAGCAATACAAAGAATAAGGTGTTGCAAAGGTGTTGTTATAATGTTACAATAATGTATAAGCTATGAGGTTTTTTCGCGTGAAAGAAAATACTAAAACTGAAGAAGCTCCAGATAAGTTGGGGAGAACAGGCGCTCAGAAAGGTGGTCGCCCAAAAGGCGTGAAGAGTACGAGAACTCCCCGTCAGCGTCGCCTCAGCGAAATCCTCAACAAACTCGATCCACTGTTAGCAAAGGCAATCAATAAAGCTGAAGCAATTCTGGATGCAGATTTGGAAGAGTCGAAAGTTTCTGCTACCGTACAGCTTCAAGCTGTAAAGCTTATTGTGGATAAAGCTATTGAGCTTCGCAACGAATGCTACAAACCTGACACACCAACAGGTGAAGCACCACAAGATGACGATGAAGAAGAAAGCGCTGCTATTCTGAGCTTCACTGTTGTTGATGGAAAGAAATAAGCGCGCATATACCATGTCCGCTACGTTATGGTTGAGGGGCTGTAGTATGACGGCTCGGAATGTAGGCATAGGGTTGCTGGTGGCTATACATTCACTTATTCTTATCTCGGTCGTAATAATTGGCTAATACGTCGGTCTCCAAAACCGTAAGATTGTGGTTCGAGTCCACACCGGGGTGCCAAACAAAGAGGACTAAATGAAAGACATTCTTATAGCCACTGCTACGTGGCTTTTATTCTTTCTGGTTCAGCTCGCAGGGATTGTCCTCGGATTGATTGTCGTCCCTATGGGTTTGATATTCAGAAAGAAAGATTCTAGCACAGAAAAACCCTTCACCACTTTCAACACTCACAGAAATTGGGTGTACGAAGATTTACCTAAATGGCTAAAGCCTTGGCAGAACATCGAAGATGGCCTTAGAGGCGATCATAGAGGTTGGTGGGACGCTAATAGCTTTGGTGCAGACAGCTCTAAGCCATTTAATATGTTTTGGTGGAGTGCAATACGCAACCCATTCAACTACTTCAAACGCTTTGTAATTGGTTGTGATGTACGAGACTATACGTTCACTAAGATTGCTGGTCAAGATTATGTCCGTGATGATTTAGTGAACACAGGATGGCAATTCCTGAAAGCCACCCCTACTAAGAAATCCGGTAAATGGCTTCCTCGCTATATGTTCTATCTTGTAAAGCAGTATGGAAACAGCGAACGTGCTCTTGTTATCCAGATTGGTAACAAGATCAAGCTTGAGCACAACGGAGTGGTTGAAGCTGATGAGTATGACTACTGGAAAGGCTGGACCTGCGAAATAAACCCGTACAAAGACATCTCCTAGCAACCTTCTTCCTCATTTGGTTGCTTCTCCTCCCCATGAGTTGTTAGACCTTTTCCTGCTAACATATTTGTGGGTTCACATGAGCTTGGCATGGCATCGAAAGATGCTCCTCCTCCGACGAGATTGCAGCCCTCGTTCCAAGCAGGCTGCTCTTTATTTAAAGCTTTCTAATACGTTTCTAAAGGAGGAGCGTATCACAAAGCCTTAATAACAGAATTAGGAGATACGAATTATGACAAACATTGTAAATAAATATGAGATTCAACTTGGTCCTGTAGATGTGCTTGGCATTAAGTGGTTGGAAAACCTAATCCGCTTTATCAAGATGGGTGCTGAGGTCAAAGAGGGCCACACCCCTAAAGCTAAATTCCCCCACCATGCTTGGCTCACCATCGAAACATCTGAGTTGCTTCGTAATGAACCGGGTGTTCAAGTGTTTAAGATTGATGAAGTGTACACTCGTGAACAACTTGATGCTATGGAGTTTCCTGCTTTCCGGGATGCTGTTAAGAGTCGTCAAATTCGTGGACGTGATCGTGCAATTATGACTCGACAATATTTGGCTGCCACTGGACAAGATGCTAACGCCATCTCTAAAGAGAAGCTTGTTCCTAAAGGTGGGTTGGTTGAAGAAGAGACTTCGACAGAATATACTCCTTCGACAGAAGAATCTGAAAGTAAAGTAGAAGAAATTTCTAAAGAAAAAGAAGAATAAATATTCTCTCCCCTAAAGGTAGACGATCATGATTATATCAGGAAAACTTCTTACACCTACAGGGGAGCCACTTGCAGGCGCAAGACTTCGCCTGACAGCAACAGCAACGTTCCCAGAAGTTCTCAAGTTCTCAACACAAGAAGTGGTGGTTGATCCGCTTGGTGAATACAGCATTGATGTCCCCGTTGGTCGATATCGTGTGGATGTATGGGAAAAGTCAAGTCGTGGCTTTGTAAACATCGGGATCATTGAAGTTAGTGGTGAGACTACAGCCTCTGATATCAACACCCTTCTTATGGTGAATCAGACAAGCATTCCTCGTGATCCTCTGTTGGGTGTTATTGAAGGATTGGTTGAGTCTGCACAAGAAGCCGCTTCCGATGTATCCTCTGCAATGCAAGAGCTTGATACACGGGTTAATACAGCAATTACAGAAGCTCTAGATGGATTTACCCCTCGTGACGGCGTAGATGGCATTAACGGAACTGATGGACGTGATGGTGTCACTCCTCAGCTCTCCATTGGTACTGTTGCTGTTGCTGATAATCCAGAAGTTCAAATCACTGGCACACCAGAAGCTCCAATCCTGAATATCACACTCCCCAAAGGAGCTAAAGGGGATAAAGGCGACACTGGACCACAAGGCCCGGCTGGTGGTGATGGCGTTGATGGTATCAATGGTATTGACGGGCAAGATGGTGCTGATGGCATTACCCCTGTTCTCTCTATTGGCACTGTTGTAGAGGGTGAGACAGCAAGTGCCACACTCACAGGAACCACGGAACAGCCAGTAATCAACTTGGTTCTTCCAAGGGGTCCGAAAGGTGATGTTGGTGAACAGGGTATTCAGGGGCCACAAGGGCCACAAGGACTCCCCGGAGAAGCTGGTACAGGCGTTGCTAAAGCCCGTACAAACGTATTAACCAAAGCTTTGTTTGGTAGATACAACACATACAACACCACTACTAACTGGACCACCAACACTGTAATGGAGTTGGAAGCTGAGTTTACAAGTCTTCGTATTGCTATCCCTAACGCTTCAGCTTCTACCATTGAGAACGTTAAGGTTAGTGTTGGTGTTGTTGCAGCCAATGTCCCTCAAGCGTGGCTTGTAGGAATTGAGCCTACAGGTGGGTGGATTGACGCCACCATAAATGGTAATACAGCCTTTACTCTTCAGCCACGAATAGCAGCAGAGCGAGTCAGCCTTGCAATTAGCGATGAAATCCCCGCTCGTAGCATTCCTCGGACAGATGGTGGTGTTCGCCCTCTAATCATTATTCGTGTTGAATATCCTCTAGGGAGTACGCCTTCTGTTCCGTATTTGGGGACAAGCAACTGGCGGCAATTAACATCTCCACGGATTATGAAAACTTCTGTTCAGAATGTCTTGGGTGTGACAGATAAAGCATCCTTCACGCAGACCACCAATACAGAAGGTGGGGTAGCTGTCCCAATCGTTCAATACTTCACTAAGAAGAAAGGACGGCAGCTTCTTATTTCTGCTGACTCCACAGGTGAGGGTGTTGGTAGTAATCCTAACGGGTATGGTGCTGTTCAGATGGCCTCTTATGAGCTATCCACACCAGACAACCCAATTGAGTATTTCAACGCTGGTCTTCATGCACAAGGCCCAGAAGTATACAGTAAGCGGTTAGCCGATGTTGGTGATTTTGTAAAGCCTACGATTGTCTTCTACTCCCCTTACAGTGTCAACGATGTTTCTGTTGGCGGAATGACTACAGATCAGCTCAACCGTGTCTATACCAACTTAGCCCGTATGGTAGATGAAATGCGTAACTATCCTACATCAAGTCTAATACTTTTAGAGCCTCTTCCTAATAATCCCGCATTCAGGGATACAGGCGCTGGGGATCAGAGGCGTAGAGATTTGATTGCAGATTTGGCTACATTTGATGTGATTGTTGCAGAGGGCTATGCCGCTGCTTTGAGTGGGGCACAAGATACTGATGGACAAACTTTGATTGCCTCTGGGCTAACTACAGATAACGTCCATCCTAATTTGGCAGGATATCAAGCCCTCGCACAAATAATTAAGCCAATTGTGGAAAATCTTTAAAATAACAGTTGACGTATGAGATAAGCATCGCTTATACTATGCACATAGCTTGAAAGAAAGCCTCTGCGGAGGTTAATTTAAAACCAACAGACTGTGAGCAGTCAGGAGATAATATGAGCATTATTCAGTACAAAGTAAAACCAGTTACTCGTTACATCGTCACCCGCTATGAAGCATCCGGCGATGAACAATTTGGTAAGGTGGGCACAGAAACTTGTGGTGAGTTTGACAACTACCGAAAGGCTAATAGCGTCTGTCAAGCTCTTGCTAAGGCAGAACTGCTACCTGAACAAGCTGAGGGCGTTCATCTAACTCAATACCGACTATTCAGTCCCGAGTGTGATATTGAAGAGTTGACTTGGGTGACGGTTGAAGGTGAAACTATAGTGAAAGAGTAAAGGTTAAGGGGCTTGTCGGGAGACATTCCCCATTTTATTTAATTAGCTCCAACAACATGTTGAACAATAGTTTGGCCTCTGTTGTAATAATCTTGACGATCCGTAAGGCTGGCTATAGAGTTGTAGAAATACGGCTACGCCAGCAGGGCGTCATATTTATTTTGTACCCGATAAGACATTGCAAGGTCTTCTCAGTACCTGTCTACTGGGATAGGGTACACCTTTTACAATCTGACAGGAGATTAAAATGGGACGTAAGAAAGGTTCCTCCATTGGTCCTAAAGTTGATCTAACGGGCAATGTTTACGGAAAACTAACAGTCACTGCATTTGCGGGAAAACAATACTACCCCTCAGGTGAATCGAAATACACTTGGAAATGTCAATGCGAGTGTGGTAATGAAATTGTAACCACAGGGAACGCTCTTAGAACTGGTAATACGTCCAGTTGTAGGCAGTGTATTTATATTGATATTACAAATCAAAGGTTCGGAAAACTTGTTGCCATTGAACGACAAACTTACCGAGATGAAGCCGGTAAGGCTAAAGCCAAGTGGAAGTGCATATGTGATTGTGGTAATACGCACTATGTTAGCTATGGTAATCTTTTTCACAAGAATGTAGTCTCTTGCGGTTGCAGATTCTTTGAGATTCAAGAGCAAGATTTTGAGAGAAGAAAATCAGAACTCCTTGGACGGATTAGGGAGGTTCATGGAGATAGGTACCAATACAACCTTGACTCATTTGTGAATGTTAGTAGCAAAATAAAAATCTTCTGCGAAGAGCATGGAGAGTTTAGTCAAAGAGTCGCAGACCATGTGTTTGGTGGTACTGGTTGTAGGGAGTGCTTCTTCGATAGTCGCAGATTAGGTGTGGATGGCTTTAAAGAAGCATCTACGAAAGTACACGGCACCAAGTATGACTACTCCCTAATTACCGAGTATTATAGAAATAGTGATATTGTTGAAATAATCTGCCCAGAGCACGGAAAGTTTTCACAATCAGCTCATAGTCATTTAGCTGGTTCGGGTTGCCCTTCTTGTAGTTCTGATCTTCGTCGTTGGGGCTATCGAAACTATTGCATTAACAATGAAGAGTTTGGACAGGCGACAGGCAGCGTATATCTATTAGAGTTGACAAATAAAGAAGGGGACAGATTTCTTAAAGTTGGCGTTTCAAGATCAATAGGTAATAGGTTATCTGTCTATCGTAGGGATGGTCTTGAGCCAAAACTTCTGACGCTGATAGGGTCAATAACAGCCCTCAAAAGCGCAGAAATTGAAATTAAAATTCTCCGAGACATTAAGAAAAAACAACTCCGTCATATCCCTCGGATTAAGTTTGCTGGCTGGACAGAATGTGCAAAGATAGAGGCTAAGGAATATCTTATCTCTGTTTTCGAGGAGGTGAGAAGAAGTGTCAGTTAAGAAAAAAGAAGTGATCGGACCTAGCAGTCCCAAGCAGCAACTCATGTTGATGCAAACAGGGGACACGGCGGTACTTGGTGGCGCGATGGGGTCTGGAAAAAGCTATATTTCATTGCTTTATCCTTTAAAGTTTGCTACTGATCCACACTTTCGCGGAATTATCTTCCGTCGTTCTATCGGTGAAATCACTGCCCAAGGTGGTCTTTGGGAGAACGCTTGCGAAATCTACACTAAAGTTTACGGAAATGCTGAAGAGCTTCGTAAACGTGGAAAAACTGGTGGAATCAAGATTCACCAAAAAGATTTGCGAATAACTTTTCCTGCTGGCGGCTCTGTTAAATTTTCTTATCTTGAATCTAGCAAAGATTTGTTACGCCACCAAGGTGCTCAATATACTTTTGTACTATTTGACGAGGCGACTCACTTCACACAAGAGATGGTTGAGTACCTCCGTAAGCGAATGCGGTCGGCTCGTGCAAAACACCAACAGCAGATGGTCCTAACCTGCAACCCCGATCCTGATTGGTTTGGGGTTGAGTGGATTAAACCTTACTTAACTGAAGACGGAACGCCCAACCCTGAGATGGATGGTGTGATGCGGTATTACGTTGTAGATAGGGGTGAATATGTCTGGTCTGATTCACGCGAAGAGTTAGAAAAGATTTACGGAGAGGGGGAAGACTCAGGTATCCGTAGTTTTACTTTTGTCAGTGCAAATTGCATGGACAATATTCCGCTAATGGAATCCGATAAATCGTACCTCAGCAACCTTAAAGCGCAACCTTGGGTTGATGTACAGCGATACCTCTATGGTAACTGGTATGTACGCCCTACAGGCGCTTCCATGATCCGCCGCGAGTGGTTTGTTGAAGTAGACGAAGAGCCTGCTTGGACAGATATCGTAAAGACCGTTAGAGCATACGACTTTGCTTTTAAGAAGAAAACAGACGCATACCCTAATCCAGATTATACAATCTCAGTAAAGATGAGCAAGCTGAAGGACGGTAACTACTTTATCCACGATATTCGTAGGACTCGTATCCTCCCCGGCGAATGGTTAGAGTTCATTCTAGAAGCTGCATATGAAGATGGTGCTAAAGTAGATATTGTTCTACCTCTCGACCCGCAAACAAGATACAGCAACTCTTTCTTATCTAAAGACCTTTCCGAACGCGGTTTCTACGTTCGACAGTTCAAAGCTACTGGTAAAAAAGAAGATCGTTTCAAGCCTTTTGCCTCAATGGTTATGAACGGTGGTTTCCAGATTCTGCGTAATTGCGGTTATGACTATGAGAACGGAATCCTCGGTGATCTAAACTTCTTCTACAAAGAACTAGAAGCTTATGACGGAACAAGGTCAAGCGGAGATAGGCACGATGACCTGTGTGATGGATGCTCGGACGCATTCCAAGCCGTTGCTACATCTAAAGTTATTCCAAACTTTGGTCCAGGTCTTCTATCTACAAACCTCAAATCTAACAACCCATTTTCCAACATATAAGGAGGCTAATCAATGGCTGACGAACAAGATGCCTCCGTTGCGGAGAGTGTTGAAGATGTGCAGCTTGAACAAGGCTCTAATGAGATTCCAACGATAGCATATCGTGAACATGGCTTCAACGGCCTAACCACTTTAGGTGGACAGGTGTTCGAGGATTGCGCCCATGAGCTGCGCTGGCCTCAAGCCATAGAGACATACAAGAAAATGGCTAAGGATGCTGCTATCAGCCCTGCCCTTGAACTTGTTGAAACCATGATTGCACGAGTACCTTGGGATGTCAAGATTCCTGAAGGATACGAGGAGGAATTGGCTGACAAAGCCAATTATCTCAAGCAAGTGATGGTGGACATGGACCATGACTGGCAGAGCATGATTAAGCAGGCTGCTACGTTCAAACGTTATGGATTCTCCACTCTTGAGATTGTTCTTCGCTACCGCCGTAAAGAAAGTGGGTCGAAGTTTAACGATGGCCTTGTTGGCGTAAAGAAGCTTCCTATTCGTTCTCAAGACACCATCGAAGGTTGGTATTGGAAGAACTCTGGACGTGAGCTTGCAGGTCTTGTTCAACGTGTTTGTATTCCAGACAATGCTCAAGCTAGTGATGGATGGGATTTTGTTAACGCCAATTTGCAGAATGTAAAAGGCGGAAGCAAGAAGATCGCTCGTAAGAAATTTCTTCTGTTTCGAAACAACCCTCTGAAAGACAGTCCGGTGGGGACAAGTCCTCTTAACGGTTGTTGGCAAGCATGGAAGTATAAGACAGCATTCCAAGAAGCTGAGGCCATCGGAGCCGCTCAAGACGTGAATGGCTTTAAAGTGCTTTATTTGCCTCCGCAGTATATGGCATCTGATGCTTCTGATGAAAACAAAGCTGTATTCCAAGCCTACCAACAAGCAATGGCTAATATGCACGTTGCTAAGCAATCAGGTTTGATTCTTCCTCTTCTTCTTGATGAGACAGGGAAGCGGATGTTTGACTTTGAAGTGATGAGTGTTACAGGACAACGTTCGTTTGACACTAACGCAATCATTGCTCGTTATAACGCTGAAATCCTCACTTGTTTGTTTGCTGACTTCTTGGCCCTTGGTCAACAAGGTGGGGGATCGTTTGCTCTTGGTGAAACAAAAGTAAGCATTATCGAGATGGGTATTCAAGCCGCTCTTGACGAAATCAAGAATCAGCTTAATCACCAACTTGTTCGTACACTTTGGGAGCAGAATGGTTGGGATACAACAATCATGCCAGAATTTGTTTACGGAAATGTGAGCAGAGAATCTCTGGATGAAGTGAGTAAGTTTATTCAACGTACTGCCGCTGTTTCTACATTCCCTCGTAATCGTGACACGATCAACTGGGTAATGAAGCAAGCTGACATCCCTTATCGTGTTCCAGACACTATGTCTCAAGAAGAGCTTGATGCTGCTCTTGGGAATATGACTTCTCGAAGTGGTGATGGGATGACAGAGGGACTTAGCTCGGGCACGGGTACAGTGGATGGCAGTTCTGGTGACGGATCAATTTCTAACAATGAAAACACATGAAGGAGTGAATAATGGCACATGAACTCACTCGCCTAAGAAGCAAGATGTTCGACACTCCTTTGTTGATCGACCCTCGCACCTTCGAATCGGTGATGAATTATTTGGACAAGCGTTGTGAAGGTGGTGCTGTACTGGAGACTAAAGAAGATTCTCTAGAGTTTTCGATGTATGACACACTCTATTACGCTGAAAATAATCTTGGTGTAATCAGCATCACTGGCCCTCTGACCAACAAGTCTACCGGGTGGGAAGCTCTCTGTGGTGGAACTTCTTACGAGAGTATTAAAGAAGACTTCGAATCTCTTGTTGTTGAAGGTGCCAAGACCATTGCTTTTATGGTTGAGTCTGGTGGTGGTGAAGCTTACGGAATGATGGACACTGGTAATTATCTGCGAAAACTAGCAGATGAGAACGGTGTACGAATCATTAGTTATGTGGATGGCCTTAGTGCATCGGCAGCATATGGACTTACCGCAATCTCCGACGAAATTGTTTCGAACAAGCAATCTGAGATTGGATCGGTCGGGGTTCTTATCCGCTTGATGAATGATTCAAAAGCCCTTGAACAGAAAGGCTATGAGCGAACCTTTGTTACAGCAGGATCAGAAAAAATTCCTTTTGCTGAAGACGGAAGTTTCCGAAAAGAATTTATTCAAGACCTTCAAAATAAAGTGGATGCTCTCTACAAAGATTTCACTGAATATGTTGCAGAACATCGTGGCATGTCCGTGGAAGCAGTGAGGAATACCGAAGCTAAAACGTTTCTTTCAGAAGAAGCTGTTGCTTTGGGTCTAGCTGATAAAATAATGACTCTGGAAGACTTCTACTCTTACTTGTCGTCAGAGGCCCAATCTAATAAGACCGGGAAAGAAATGAACAATCGTATTTTTAAATTTATGAAGAATGAGGTAACTCCTAATATGTCCGTGGATATGCCAAAGCTCGAAGAGCTTCAAACTCAACTGTCTGACTATCAGGCACAAGTTACTACTCTTCAAGCATCCCTTGAAGATATGACCCAACTGAAGGCTGCTCTTGAAGCTGCTCTGGGTGAAAAAGAAACCGCTCTGGCTGATGCTCAAGCTCTGGTTGCACAACTGGAACAAGAGAAAGCAGAGCAGAAATTGCAAGCTCGTAAAGACAAGCTGGCTGCTGTCACTTCCGCTGACCAAGTAGAAGCTCTGGCTGCTTCCCTGTCTTCTCTGGACGACGCTGCATTCTCCACTGTTGTAGGCGCTATGGCTGCTCAAGCTAAAGCTCTTGAAAACAGTGAGATGTTCACCGAGGTCGGTGATCAAGGCGTAGAGGCTTCTGTTGAAGAGACCGCTGCTCCGAAAACTTCCACTACTGATGCGCTGATTCAAGCCCGTCTTCAAAACCGTTAATTTAAAGGAATTTAAAATATGCCTTTCGTAACTATGCCTTACTCCAAGCGCCTGTCTGACCTCGTTGTTCACGAAATTGATCCGAGCGTTGGTTATGGCCGTAAATGTGTAAACGTCACTCCTCCGGCTGGTGGCGCTGCTGTTGAAATCGGCACCGTTGTTTACCGTGCTAAGGGTACTGACCCTGAAGGTGCTTACGCAGTTCTGAGTGCTGCTGCTCAAATCGCAGAGACCAATGAGTTTGCTGTTATTTACGGCGACCATTACAGCTTCAACCCTTCGTTCGTTCCGCGTGCCATTGTTGCTGGTCAGTACAACGCTGTTGGCTTTGTTGGTCATTCTGGTGGCCTGCAACTGAAAGAATACTACATTCGCCAGTTCGCTAACACCCTCGGCACCCCGCTTACCGATGCTCAGTTTGCTTCCCTGAAAGAAGTGCTGGAAAAGCAAGGTATCGTGGTTCTGGAAACCAAGTAATCGGCATATTTTGCCACGTTATTAATTAAATAAAGGAAAGTTAAAATATGCCTCTCGTAATTAACCCTAATGACCGCAGCAAAGTTGTTGATCGTACCGACAGCCTGATTCAAATCCCTAACACTGTAGGTATCACCAACGCTCTGGGTCTTTTCACTCCGACGTTTTCCACTCAGAAAACTGTAGAAGTTACTCGCGTTAAGCGCAGTTCCACTCTGCTCGAAGATCGCAACTGGGATGAGCGCAACCAAACTATCGCCGGTCGTTCTCGTGATAGTCTGCTGCTGAAGATTCCGCACTTCCCGGCAGATGATGCTATCACCCCTAACGACATTGACGGCATTGTTTCTGCCAACTCTATGGCTGAGGCTGCTGAGCTGGAAAGCGTTGCTAACGTCCGCGCTGACAAGATGTTTGACCTGCGTGAAGCTCATGGTCTGACCCTTGAAGCCGCTCGTATGCAGCTTATCACTGACGGTACTGTTTATGCTCCGAATAACACTGTAGTTACCAACTACTACACCGAGTTCGGTATCACCCGGGAAGAAATCGTAACCTCGCTAGCTACTTCCACCGACCCTCGCGCAGATTTTGCCGATGCCAAGAAAGCGGTTCGTGCTGGTCTGACTGGCGGTCAAGCAGGTCAAGTACGTGCATTTGTTGTTCTGGCCTCGGACAGTTATTTCCAAGCACTGCTGATGAACCCGTACATCACCGACGCAATGAAGTCTGACGCTGGTGCACAAAGCCTTGCTGTTCTGCTAGGTCAACCGCAGTCGCTGGCTACCGATGCTCGCTTCGAGTATGTGAACGTATTTGGTATCACTTTCATCAACGCAGGTGCTGCCGGTTATGAAAACGCTGCTGGTACTTTCGTTCCGTTCGTACCGGAAGGTGATGCATACATGATGCCTGTTGGTGTTCGTGATATGTTCAAAACCTACTTCGCCCCTGCTAACCGTTTCGGCACTATCAACCGCCGCGCTCAGGGTAGCTACTGGTTCGAGTATATGAATGAGAAGGACGACATTATCGAAATCATGACTGAACAGAACTTCCTGAACGCGCTACTGAATCCAGGCGCAATCGTTCGTCTGTCCTTGACTTGATTTTAAAGTTAAAACAGTGACTATAAGGAGGCTTGAAATATAGCCTCCTATATTTAGGAGATTGTTATGGATGTTGAAACTAAAGCTGGGTGGCTTTACGCAGTTCGTCAGCTTGCTGCTGGTCTGGATGTGTCCACTAAAGCAGAAGTAGTTGCTCTTGAGCCTATTGCTACTCCCGCTACGGCTACTGCTGAAGATGTTGCCACGCTGCTTAATGCTGTGATTGCTGCTCTTCAAGCTTAAAGATTATAGGGCAAGCCGTTTGGTTTTGCCCTCCTTAAATTAAAAGGAGAGGCTTTGCCCATGACTGACGAAGAAAAGATCAGTTTAATTCGAATTTTGATCGGAGATACGGAAACGTCTCCATTCTACATGCTTCTAACCGACGAAGAAATTCAAAAGCTTTTAGATTTCTCTAAGGGGGATGTTTATAAAGCAGCAAGGTTTGCAGCAGCAAGTGCTTATGCACAATTGTCTGCTTGGAGCACTCGTGAACGCACTGGTTCAATAGAGGTGTGGAACTCTGTATCAACAAGCTACTTTAAAGTTCTTGAAAATCTGATGAAGGGTGCAGGCATGTTTATGCCTGATGGATTGTACCCTTGGTATGGAAGTAAAGATAGTTGCTCTAAGCTTCTTAACATTCAAGTTTGTGACCACGAAGAATCTTGTGGTTGTAACACTTGCAAAGCCTACGGTTCTACTTTCTGAAGGAGAAGTGAATGTCTATTCCAAGATTTCTCCTGACTAGAACAGTCCCACTTACCATCTACCGACAAGAAGCGGGTTCTTATGTCCGTGGCGTGTGGGTAGAGGGGCCAATCGTTGAAGTGCCAATTCGTGCAAATATCCAGCCTTTGAAGCCTTCTGAAGTTCAAATGATGCCTGAATCTGATCGCACTCGTGAGTGGTACAGGCTTTGGACAACTGACCTTGTAAGAACAAAGCAAGAGGGGGCACAAGGATACGATGCCGATGAATTTATTTGGAAGGGTTATCGTTACCAGATAATGAAAGTTCAGAGCTGGGATATGGGAGTTCTTGACCATTATTCGGCGTGGGCTGCTAGAATAGGGCCAACTCCATGAGTCTGAAGGTTGATAAGAAAGTTTGGGAAGCAATGAAAAAGAAATTCCGACAAGCAGATTCTATTCAGCTTAGTGTCGGTTTCTTTGAAGAAGATCGTTACGGACCCGAAAATGAAAATCTTCCTGTTGCCTACATTGCCCGAATTCAAGATGCTGGTCTTGGACCTCCCGCTCGCCCATTTATGTCTGGTGCTCAGGGTTTGACTGGTGTTGTAAGAAGCACTCCGTACAGGAAAGATTATCAAGAAGCTGCTCGACGAATAATCCTTAATCTTTCAACCGTCCAGCAAGAATATGCAAAGCTGGGCACTTTCTTAGTACAAGATACAAAAGAAATTATTGAACAGTGGTCTTCTCCACCTAACGCAGCCCTTACCGTAGAACTAAAAGGGTTTAATGATCCTCTGATTGAAACAGAGACAATGAAAAACTCGGTTAAGTTCAAAATTGAGAAGGGGTGATAAATGGCAGGAGTTTATACAACAATAAAAGAAGCTGTTCGTAGGGGTGTATGGGCTTCATTGCAAGATTATTATCCCACATATAACGAAGATACAGCTCCTATTATCTTTTCTCATTTGAACGGTACAGAGCCGGATGACAGTTATGTCGTTATCTCTGTTCTCGGTGTTTACAGTCAAGGTAGAGGTTCTTCCTCAACTCTCACTAGCACCGATTTTAAAGTTTCTTATTCTTCTGCATACGAAGTAGAGTTCAGGATTCTCTTTGTAGGCGGATATAGTGGTGACATGGCCCACACTCTCTCTAACAAGCTGTACAGTCCTTTGATTCAAGATGTTTTCCGGCAGGAAAAGCTTGGGTTTATTCGTAAAGGAAACATTGCTTATAGTCCTGTCAAAAGAGAGACAAGGTGGGTTGATTACCACACATTAGACATCACTTTCACTTATCAAGTTGTTAGTGAAGAGCAGATTGATTATTTCGAGTCTGCGATTATCAACGGCATAGTTGAAAATGAGGGTGGAGTTGAAGTTTACAATGAAACCTTCGGCGTCCCTGATACAACCCCCATCCCAACTCCTACCCCATAAAAGAGGATTAATATGAGTGACCTCGATCAGATTATTCGTATCACGCTAACACGAGCTTCCCAGCCGGTTCAAACTGCTAGTTTCCAGATTCCATTGATTCTAGCAACATTTACTAACTTTGCTGAGCGTACTCGTGTATACGAGAGCATGACTCAGGTGGCAGAAGACTTCGATAGCACTGATAGCGTTTATGTTATTGCTTCCAAGCTCTTTGGTCAATCTGGCGTTGGTGCTGTTCCTCCGAGCATTGTTGTTGGTCGTCGTCAAGTTGACTCGATCACCGCAAGCATCGGAACTGTAGCAAATAACACAGAGTACAGTGTCACAATTAATGGCACCACTTACACCATCACTTCTGACGCTGATGCTTCTGCTCTTGAAATTGTAGCAGCCCTTGATACTGCTGTCACTGATGTAGAGATTAATTTCACTGACAACCTTGATGGCACTTTCAGTGTAGCTCCGGTAACTCCGGGTGAAGGTTGGAGCTTCTCCGCTTCTTCCAATATCACTGTTGGTACTACCACTGCTACCGAAACTTGGGTAGAAGCTCTTGATGCTGTAACTGAAGACAACGACAGTTGGTATCTGCTTATTGCAGAGACTCACGTTGCTGCTGATCAAGAAGCACTGTCAGATGCTATTGGCGCTGTTCGTAAGATTTACGGTGTGTCTACTGCTGACGCCACTGCAACAGCTACCAGCACTACCGACATTGGTGCAATTCTTAGCGCTAAGTCTGCTGGTCGTACTTATGGTGTTTACCTCCCAACTGCTAACTCGGATTACCCGGAAGCTGCTTGGGCGGGTGCTCAACTTGCGTACACTCCCGGCTCGAACGACTGGGACTTCAAGCGTGTAAACGGAGTTACTGTTTCTAAGCTTAGCGCCACCGCTAAAAACAATCTTCGTGAGAAGAACTACAACTTCTACACTGAAGTTGGTGGTGTAAACATTTTCCAAGACGGTAACATGTTTGATGGTCTACCAATCGATTTGAAAAAAGTCGCCTGAGACCGGAAGGTCTCTTGAAAACTCCTTTAATTGCTGGAAACCCGCGAAGACGTATTGACTACAACGTAGAGCCTGTTCTAAAATGATGGCTCAAGCGTGAAAGTTTGAAAACAATATGTTATGTGGCAATCAGCAGCCAAGCCCGAAAGGGAAGGTTCAACGACTAGGCAGTGATGCCGTAGCCTCAAGTGAGGCGAAATGGGGAGCCCCTAAGTATTGTTTATACCGGGTGAAGATATAGTCTGGTCTTACGCGAAAGCGTAAGTGGCGAAAAGGGAGAAACAAATGAATTACGAAAAACTTTACTTTGCGTTTATTGAAAAATATAGGAATCAGCATTTCGAACAAGGTGAATATACCGAATCTCACCATATTGTTCCTCGCCATGCAGGAGGCGATGATTCCAAAGATAATCTAATTGTTCTGTCTTATCGACAACACTGTTTTGCTCACCGACTTTTATGGAAAGCTTATAAGAAAGCCTCAGATTACAAAGCTTGGATTTTAATGAGCAGGCAAGAGGTGGACAAAGTTATTGCTACACACAAAGCCTTGGGTAAAAGAAACGTTGAAACAGGACATTTAGCAAGAATAAGAAAGCTTGCTAATACTCCTTCAAGGCAAAAGAAGCTAGCAGAGCTGAACCACCACAAGGTTGAAACAGGACTTCTAGATGAGTACAGGCTGCTTTCTAATGCAGCATGGAGGGGTTGTTCACACACTGAAGAATTTAAAGAAAGAAAATCTCTTCAAATGAAAAAGTGGGCAACAGAAAACCAAGAACACTATGCCTCGATGATTGAAAAGTCTGTGGCCTTGAAGAAAGAAAATTCAAAATCTCTCTCCGAGGAAGTAATTAAAAACGCGCAAAGAAATGAAGAGTACCTGCACAAAACCTCTTCTAAAAGTTTAAATTTATTTGTATCACCCGAAGGTTTAGAGTTTCAAAGCCCGATATATGCTGCCAAATATTATTCAGAAGATTTGGACTATTGGGTGGTAGAGAACTGGTGCAAACGGGCTCAACATGGTTGGTCTCGGAAGCCTAAACCTTAGCAGTGCGGGATTAACGACCCCGCATGAACATAAACGGAACAGATTGTCATCGACTGGCTGTATGCCCGCCTGCAAGAAAGCATTTATTTCCGTCTGATTAATAGCTTGAAGATTCCGATGACCAATCCTGGTCTGGCTATTATTGAGAATGAAATCCGTACCGTTCTTTCTCAGGCAGAAGCTAACGGCGCTATTGATCGTGGCTGGAGCGTCTCTGTCCCTGACGTACTATCCATTCCAGAAAACCTTCGTGCTCAGCGTACTGCTGGCGTATTTGTCTTCCGTGCCCGGTTGGCAGGGAGTATCCGCCGCATTAACATCGAAGGCTATCTTTCGGTGTAATTTAAGGACATTTACCTGTTTACATTTAAGAAATCTGTGTTACAATACTCCTTCATACTTTTAAGGAGTAAATCGTGGCTAAAGAAATTGATGTGAAAATAGGTGATAAGTTCAACCGCTGGGAAGTGATCTCGGAAATATTCTATAAGACCTTCCCTAGCGGAGCTAAGGCTAAATTCATTAACTGTCGATGCGAATGCGGAACCTGCTCCACACTACGACTGGGGACTTTAACTAGTCCAACCAAGCCCAGCCTTTCTTGTGGATGCGTCCGCAGGGAAGCGATGGGTAAGACACGAAAGTTTCCCCAAATAGGTGAAGTTTTTGAAAAGTTGACAGTCATCTCGGAAGGCTACCGTAAGAATGTTAGGTCTTGGGTGACCGTCCAATGCTCTTGTGGCGGTGAAGCATTTGATGTAAGGGTGGACCATCTCCGGAACGGCAACACTGGTTCATGTGGATGTTTACAAAGAGAGGCGGTTAGCCAAGCCCATACAACTCACGGGATGAGTGGAACTTCTGCATATAACTCTTGGCAAGCTATGAAAGACCGCTGCAACAACCCAAACAACATCCGTTGGGACAGGTATGGAGGGCGTGGTATTGCGTATCCTACAGAGTGGGAGACTTTCCTAGGATTTTGGGAGGATATGTCTGAAGGTTGGTTTGAAGGTGCCGATATTGACAGAATCAAGTTCGACGAGTCTTATTCAAAAGATAATTGTCGGTGGGTTAATAGAGATGTCGGCAATCACAACAAATCTAAATCTGAAGGGACATCTTCTTACAAGGGTGTTTATTACGACTCTGCAAGAGATAGATGGACGGCTCGGCTCAATAGAAATTTTGAGATTTTACTCCAGAAAAGATTTTACACCGAATTCGAGGCGGCTCTTGCTTATGACAACATGTCAGAGGAAGTTTATGGAGATCGTCCAAATCAAACAAACCGGGATGATCCCGCATGAAAAGGTAACCTAAATGGCTGATATTGTTATCGGTAACTACTCGCCTGAGTCTGTTACCATTGTTATTTCTAAAGGAAGTTTTGTTCACCAAGTGACGGGTTTTGCCGAAGGTACTTTCATCTCAGCAACTCGCCTAGTAGCCGCATCAGATCCGTATATCGGCTCAGATATTACTGGCGGTCGTGTCAAGCGTCGTAACCGCTCTATGAACGTCACCATTAGCTTGCACCAGTATGCTGCTTCCAATACGGTTTTGCAACAGTTGCAACGGGCCGATGAAGAGGCGGATGGCAACGAATGGGTCTTCTCTTGTCAAATCAAAGATAATAGCGGACAAACACTGTTCTTCTCGAATCAAACCATTATTGCTACTACCCCAGACCTGACTCTGAGCAGCACTACTGAGATGCGAGACTGGACATTCTTCATGTTCAACGCAGACAATTTCATTGGCGGCAATACCCCGATGGATGACGCTGCTGTTGCTGCTGTTGAAGCTGTTGGTGGTCAAGTAGACGCTCGCTGGCGTCTGTAATGGAGAGGGAGACTTGCTCTCCCTTTTCTTTAATCTAATAAGACGGAGAGTTTTGTGGAAATCGCAAACTATATTCCTGAAGATGTGACAATCACCGTTGCGGGACTTCTGTCTCTAAATGGCTATGCTGATGGAACTTTCGTCTCTATTAGAAAAGATACAGTTCCTTTCGCTAGTAGACGAACAGCAGACAGCGTTGTAAGCCGCTTGTACACAAAAGACACAACTTATACGGTTGAGGTTACTTTGTATAGCGGAAGCTCAAGTAATGATGCTCTAACAAAGCTCTATCTTGCCGACGAAATCACGCAGATGGCCAAAATGCCTATTATGATTAAGGACAGCAGCGGAACATCTTTATTCTTTTCAGCAACTGCTTGGATTGAAGACATTCCCCCGTTGACACTTTCTAATAGATTTGAAACTCGTACTTGGGTATTTAAGGCAACACAAGCGGCGCTCAATGTTGGTGGTAATGAGGAAAGAGGTAGTACGATTGATTCTATTGTTTCAATTGCCACCGCTGCTCTTCCTTCACTTAATGGAATCTTCTGAGGTGGTGAATGGCTGATATTGTAACGTATTCCCCATCTTCCGTAACACTGGTAATTGATGACTTCCAAATCGTCGGATGGGACAGTATTTCGATTATCAAGACAAGTCCATCATTTATCACTGTCCCCGGAATTAGGGGAAAACACACGAGGGTTAGAAATCCAGATAAGTCTTGCACTATTCAGTTTGAGCTTATTCAAACAAGCTCTGCAAATGATATTCTCTCAGCCATCCATTCAATGGATATTGAGATGGGTACAGGCAAGCTTAGTGTGATGCTGAAGGATTCATCTGGTACGAGTGTGTTTAGCAGCAGTGATGCATATATTACCAACTTCCCAGATGCCACTTTTAGTGGACAATTTGAAACTCGCACTTGGAGTATCTTTTGTCAAAGCGTCAGAGACTTTAAGGTTGGTGGCAACACCAGACCAAAAACTGTACTTGATAGCCTATTTGATAGTGTGTCGAGTATTTTTTAGAAATAAACCGGAGGAAATAATTTATGGCTAGTAAAGCTGGGATCATGGCTTTGCCGCAAACTACCATCGAACTTGATGGTGAAACTTATCTTGTAGATGCAATGCCCGCAACCGTCTCTCTTGAAGTTCAACAAGAACTTATGAAGACTGGCGGTGTGCCGTCTGTAGAGCTTATCAAGCGTATTATCATTGGCAGTGTTTCTTATAAGAATAAGAATATTGATAAAAACTCTTTTGACATTATCTTTGCTCGCCGGACTACCCACCTGTATGAGCTGACCAATCAGATTATTCAGTGGAACATGCCTGACCTTTTTACGGAAAGCGGTACAGACGAGTAATAAAAGACAAATCTGTACCAACCGTCAAGTCAAAAGTCGAGAAAGAGATTGAAGAAAACTTTTCTATCCCTTGGCAAATTTATCGTGTGGCTACACACAAGCTTGGCGGATTACATCTTATAGGTGAGTTCTCTACATGCAGAACACTTAAAGACCTCTACGACATGCTTGAAGTGATCGATGTTTATGACACATTACAAGAAGAGGCTAAGAAAGCTGCTGAAGCAGAGGCTGAGGCTAAGAAAAGATTAACAAGATGAAGGTAATCTAGCGTGGAAATTGCCAAGTATACAGTTGGAGTAGATTTTAATCTTAAGTGGAAGCAGCTAGATAAGAACCTAAAACTTCTTGAAAAGAAACTAGCTAAATTCTCTGCTGGGAAACTTGCTTTCTCAATTGATCGCTTTGTTGTTGATCAGCGTAAGTTAAACATTGTCCTCGGTAATGCTCTAGACCGAGCCAGCATGACAACTGCTTTCTCAATTGATCGCTTTGTTGTTGATCAAGCAAGCCTTACCCGTCAAATGACAAGAGCTATGAAGAATGCTGCTAGAGCGGCAAGCTCCCAAGCAGATATCACCCCAAACGTAAATGGTCGCGGTGGTATTAGCACAAGACAGGCGGGTGTAGCTGGTGGTGTAGGTGGATTTACCGCTCGTGCTTATATGCCGCTTGTTGCTCTTGCTGGTGGCGGATATGGTCTTGGTGCTCTTAATCGTCGTAACCAAGAGATTGTTTCGGCTCAGCTACAGACTTCAGCCATTGTTCAACAAGCTGGCGGTAATGCTGCTCAGGGAACAGAGGCTTTTGATTGGCTTAGGGCACAAGGGGAACGAGTAGGTTTCAACTGGCTTGAGGCTATTCCTGATTACAACAAACTGATTTCCGGCCTGGCTGGTGCGGGAATGACAGTTGAGCAAAGTCAGGGAGTTTTTCAAGGCTTCTCTGAATTGGCTCGTGTTAATAAGCTTGACCGCACTTCTCAGAATCGTTTGTTTCGGGCGCTGAGTCAAGTGGCTGGTAAGAACCAGTTGATGTCAGAAGAACTTACCGGACAGATTGCTGAAGCTCTTCCTGGGGGTGTTGCTGTCTTTGCTGAAGCATACCAACGTAAGCTTGCTGCGGAGGGACGTGGGGGCGGCAAAACTGGAAGCGAGGCAATTCAAGAACTTCGCAGCGCAATGGAGCGGCGTGAGGTCAAAGGTGATATTCTTCTGTATGCTGGGCAACGTGCCGGGGAGATGGCACAACCCGGTCTGACTGCGGCACAAAAAGCGTCACAAGCTGAGCAAGCAAGATTTCAGAATGCTTACAACCAATTAGCAATGGTGGCAAGTAATGCTGGTGTTGAAAGTGGTTTTGCTCGCCTGTTTAGAGCAATGGCCGATGGTGCCCGAGAGGCTGGCCCTCTGGTTGAATCATTAGCCAAAGGCTTTGATGAGATAACTAAATATGTCTCCGTAGCCATGCTTAGCTTTCAGTCACTGCAAAGATTCTTTCAGGGTCGAGATAGCTTCCTCGGTGACAAACTCTTCCCAGATAAGGAGACAAGAAGTAAAGCTCTTCTTTGGTTGGAATCTACTAAACAAGCTTTTACAGAAGTCAACACCCTGTTGGGGAACTCTATTACTGGTTGGCAACAGCTTTTGGGAACTTTAGAATCTAGTTCCGTACTAGATCGCCTTATGACTGCAATGTCTACCATCTCAAACAGTGCAGGGGCATTGAATGCTTTAGTTGAGGGTGATTTTGGAAAAGCTGGAGAGATGGCTGCTGAAGCAGGTAAGAGGTATGCCAACACGCTGACGGCCCCAGGAAGGGCAGGCGTAAATGCTGCTCTGAGGGGAGGTACAAGGCTGCTGGAAGCTATTGATCCGAGAGTAGATGTTGGGTCAACCGTACCACCACAACTTAGTGGGTTCAGTGTAACAGAAGATTGGATTACTCAACAAAAAATACAAAGACAGTTAGCAGCCCAGCAAGCAGCTAAAGAGGGTTATCCGAATCCAGTAGGGATTTTCCCGATGGACAAGCAGGCTGGACAAGTTACTGCAACTTTCAATATTTACGATGCAACCAATCCAGATAAGGTTGGGGAGGTTGTTCGTATTAAGCTTGAAGACATGTTTAAGGCCGTTAATGCCGAAAACCCAGAATTAGAATAATAGGAGAACAACATGACATTGGCTCTTCGTTGGACGCCTACTGATGCTGAGAATGAAGCAAGCGGCTTTATCTATTTCGATGCTGTAACTTCATTTTCTGAGCAACATCGTGGTCAGGTTACTAAACACCCTGTAGATGGTGGTGGGAGGATTACTGACCACTTTATTAAAGAGAACTCAGTATATAACATCTCAGCCGTAATGTCGGCAGTTGATGTTAGCGATGCAACCTTCATTATTATGGATTTAGATGGCGTTGCTCCCTACAACGTAGATATGGTCACTGAGCCTGTCTACATTATGCAAAGCAACGGATTGTTTGATAAAGTAAAAAGTTTCATTCCAAACAGCATTGGTCAGTTTCTTCCCAACACTGAACCAGAAGTTGTTATGCAGGAAGAACGCCTAGACTATCTCCCATACCTTAAGCGAGTTCTTCAGAACCTTGTAACTGGCCGAGTCTATAACCAAGATACTAGACAATACGACAGCAACATCCAAGTTGTTTCATTGTACGAGTATGATGAACTGAAGCTGACTAATATCGTTCGTGACCTTGTTGTTACAAGTATTAGTATCAGAGAAGATATCAACACGGGGTATGGGCTATTCTGTGATTTAACATTGGAGAAAGTGGATTTTGTAACCCTTCAAAAGACACAAATCCCAGAGAACATTCGTTCTGAACTCCAAGGTAAAGCATCTGGTAAGGTTAGTAAGGGTAAACAAGATAGTACAATTGGTACAGCAGGCGACGATGGTGCCCCTAAAGACACAGACCCTCTGAGAGCAGCGGTGGACGAACTATGACACTTAGATACGTAGATATACCGCTATTTGGAGACGATTACTACGGGTATTCAATCACTCTAGAGGGTAATTCGTACAACCTTGAGTTTCTGTATAACAACAGAATGGAGCTTTACACACTCTCTTTGTTTACAGCCGATGGCGAAGCTTTGGTACGGGGTCAAGCTGTTGTTCCCAACTTCCCACTACTAAAAGACTACGTGATTGATGAACTAACAGGGTTCTTTTGGATGGAGCCAATTGCTGAGATTGGCGATGAGTTTTACAAGACATATCCCAAAGACTTAGCTAAGTATTACAGGATGTTTTATATCTACGAAGACGGAGAATAAGAATGCTACTTCAACGTAACAGGGAATACTCTCTCTCAATCGGAGATTGGAAGAGTGGAGATGGACTACTAATCCAAAATTTACAAGTTACGTTTGATGTTAGTAAGTCTGCCAACAATAAAGATAAAACAAACTCCGCAGCTATAGAGATATATAACCTTTCAGACGAATCTTTGAGAGTCTTGGATACAGATTACCCGTTTGCTTCCTTCTCTGTAGGATATAGAGATATTGGACTTAAACAGCTTTTTGCCGGGCAAGTATACCTAGTAACCACTAGAAAAAGTGGAACAGATAGGATTACTCAACTACGTATGGGTAGTGGGTATACTGATCTTAACCATACACTCCTAAACCAACTCACCAGTCCCGGACGAGATGTTAAAGCGGTTTTAGAAGATATCCGTAAGAATCTTCCGGGTGTTTCTCGTGGTGTATACAACGGCACAAATCTAAACAATCAAGTGTTGTATGGTTATCCGTTGATCGGCACTCCTAAGCAGATGCTGAATGAGTTGAGCGAGAAATACCAGCTTGACTGGCAAGTAGATGACGACGTTTTGTATGTCCACGACAAAGACAGAGCAAATGACGAAAACTTCGATCAGGCTTACGTAGTATCAAGATATACAGGTTTGATTGAAAATGCTTATCGTGTTACATCAGATGAGCGCCGATCAAAGAAAGATAAAGTTAAGAAGCAAGGCGTCCAGTGGAGAATGCTCTTAAATCCAGATATCGTTGCTGGCTCTATCGTTAAGCTGGAAGACACACTCATTCAAGGTTGGTACAAGGTTGATGATGTGCGGCACTTTGGTGGTTGGAGGGACAACGATTGGTTTACCGAGGTTAAGGCCAGCGCTATTGAAAAGGTGGTGAGTACAAAATGAAAGAGCTTTTTCAAGAATCGCTTAATGCGCAATCAAACAAACTTCTGAATGAAATATGGACAGCCATCCCTTGTGTGGTACTGGGGGTTATTGATAGCTTAAATGGCGCAATGGTTAACATCCAACCAAGCATCAATCAACGAACCAAAGACGGCACTGTAAAAGAGAGAACCCCAATCTTAGGTGTCCCTATCGTATTTCCTTGCAGCAGAACCTCAGCTTTTACCTTCCCCATCCAAGCTGGTGATACAGGTCTTGCAATCTTCTCGATGAGAAACTTAGACGCTTGGAAGAACAGTCAAGGATTTCCGTCAGCTCCGCTAAACTTTGCCAAGTTCGACAAAGGGGACGCTATATTTGTTCCGGGTCTTCAACCTTCAAGCATTTCAGTGAATAACCCGTCTTCACGATTCTGGCCTCATAGCACAAAAGATACTGTTGTTGCACATAATATCGGAACAGCTAACGAAGTTGAAATGAGAATGACACCTGAAGGTAACTTCCTAATTAAGACTAATGCAGACGTTCAACTTCAAGCTGAAAATGTTGCCGTGTCTGCCTCTTATATGTCGGTTGAAGTTGCAGATACAGAGTGGGTTGGAAATATTACACACGCAGGTGTTCTTAATTCAAATGGAATTGTGTTTGATAGTCACGTTCATACAGGGGTCCAGTCTGGTCCTAGTACAACTGGAGGTCCGCAGTAATGGATTTTAAATTAGATTACTTGGTTGGCGATATCGTCTGGAACAATGGACCACTAACTAAAACCGATGTAACACAGCCGCTTACTGAAAATGTCCAACAGCGACTGTTTATTCTACTTCGTACATTCCAAGAAGAGTGGTTCTTAGATACCACGTACGGCATTCCTTACTTCCAACGCATCTTAGGAAGAAAAACACCAAAATCTGTCGCTGACAGAATCTTCCAAGAAAAAATCCTAGAAGAGAATGGTGTTGCTGAAATACTGAGCTACTCGTCTGGCTTAGACAATCGAACCTATTCCGCAAAATTCAGTGTTCGTTGTACGAATGGTGAAATTGCTTCAGTAGAAATTAACAACATAGGGGCTTAATTTATGGCAGGTATTACACCTGAAGGCTTGGTGATTAAACGCCTGTCTGAAGTTTTAGCTGACAATAGAGCCAAGGCTGTCGAGCTTTTTCAAGACCTCGTTTCTGTTGGTGATGTAGTAGACACGTCTGCCAGTTCAGCACTTGGACGACTAATTGCACTTGCCGCTCCGGGAGAGGCTGATCTTTGGGAGGCTGTACAAGAAGTATACTCGGCTTTTGATCCAAACTCAGCAACAGGTATTGCTCTTGATAATCTCGTAGCTCTTGGTGGAATCACTCGCTTTGCTAACACATTCACCACAGCACAGGCTATCTTCACGGGCAATAATGGAACTCTCATTCCCTCTGGAAGTGTTGTTTCTAGTGACACAACCGGACAAAGCTTTAATGTTGTAGCGAGTGTGGCGTTGTCTCCTTCTCTTGCTTCTGGTGTCACTATTACAGTACCAACTGTTGCTAGTAGCACGTTATACACCATCACTTACTCTCGGATTACCAGTTCAAACACTGTCAACTACACAAGTGGTGTTGGAGCAACAGCAGCGAGCATTCTCGCAGGACTGAAAGCAGAGATTGACGCTAATCATCCTCAATTGATTGCTACTGTTGTTGGAACGACTCTGGAAATTGATCTTGATGATATTTTCCAAGTAACTTCTTTCAGCACATCAGCTAACCTTGGTATCACTAAGGTTGATAAGATTGGTGATTTGATTGCTCAAGAATATGGTCCGATTGAGCAAGCTCCAAATACAATCACGTCCATTTCTACTCCTGTTCTTGGCTGGGATAGTGTAAACAACCCGATCAGTGCCGTAGCTGGGCGATATGTTGAAACAGACGAAGAGCTTCGTGAACGCTTCCGTGTAAGTAAGTTTGAACGTGCCTCTAACATTCTTGAAGCATTGTATTCTGCTCTGATTAACCTTGACACTGTAGAGCAAGTGGTTATCTATGAGAATGATACAGATGTGACGGATGCTAATGGTATTCCCGCTCACAGTTTTATGCCAATTGTTCTTGGTGGTATTTCCACGAACATTGCACAAAGTATATGGGAGAATAAACCTCTTGGTATTCGTAGTTATGGGAACACATCTGTAACGATCTACGATAGTCAGGGCTTCTCACACGATATTGGATTTGAGCGTCCAAATCCTGTAACCATTTATATTGATTTGGACATTACCACCAACTCCGAGTTTCCTCAAGATGGTGAACAAGCGATTAAAGATGCTATTGCTGTATATATGAAAGCACAGTTCGGCATTGGTGAAGATGTTGTTTACAGCCGTCTCTATACGCCCATCAACTCTGTTCCGGGACATCAAGTAAATAGCCTAACTATTGGAACATCCCCAAGTCCTGTCGGAACCACAAATATCCCCATCGCTTTCAATGAGTTGTTTTCTCTTGATCCGAATAACATCGTAATCACTGTATCTTAAGGAGGGTGCTGATGGCTTTAAATGAGTTTGACACAGTACCCTATCTCGAAGAAGCCCGTAATCGCGTAACCTACGCTTTCACCGACAAGCACATCTTCGACAAGTATTTACAGTTATTGATTCTTGGTCAAGTTGAGATTCAAGAAGCTTTAAAACAAGTGATGCAGCTTCGTAGCATTGATACAGCAGAGGGTGAACAGCTTAATGTAATCGGTCGTATTGTTGGGCAAGAGAGAGAACTTATTGATGCTGAAATGTTGGAGTATTTCGGCTTTGATGGTTATCCAGAGTCTCAATCCTACGGCGATTTAGAAAACACTTCAGTTGGGGGATTTTACTACTCTTTAGGCACACCTCTAACCGGAAGTGTATTGCTTAATGACGAACAATATCGTCTATTCATTAAGGCAAAGATTCTTAAAAATACAACTTTTGCAACACCAGAAGATTTTCTTGGCTTTGTTAAGTTTGTGTTTGGTACAGAAATCAATAATGTTCTGGCAGAAGGTGACGCTGAATTTACTATCCTGATTGGTAAAGAATTAAATTCGTTTGAAAGGGCACTTCTCACCTATAAAACAAAGTATAAGGACTTTGATGCACCTTTCGTTCCAAAACCAGTTGGTGTGAAAATTAATTACGGATACTTTCCAACAGACAATTACTTTGCATACCAAGGTGCTCCGGGTGCTAAGGGATATGGAGATGTGTTTGATACATCAGTTGGCGGGAAATACGCAGGACTTATCTAAGCGAGGAAAAAATGGCAACAACTAAACCGGATTATACATATAAGTGGGCGTCTGATGGAGATAAGATTGCTCCTTCGGAGGCAAAGATTCAAACAGGTTGGTCGCCTGAAATCCCACCCTATCAGTGGGAAAACTGGATTCAAAATCGTCAGGATGAGATGCTGGCTCATATCAATGAGCGTGGTATTCCTGAGTGGGACAACAAGACCGACTACATTGCGGGTAAATCTTATGTACAAGGTAGCGATGGTCTTGTTTATAAATCTGTAGCTGCGTCTGGACCGACGAGCGTAGTGAGCAATCCCATAACAGACACTGCTCAAACTTACTGGGTAAAAGCTTTTATTGAGAACGGTGCTTTAACTCTAGTATCTTCAAGTCGAAGTCTTACCCAAGCTAATATTGGGACGGTGCTGGTTAATGCAAGCTCTGCTTTAACAGTAACACTACCCTCCTCTTCTGGGTTGAAGGATAGTGAGTTTTTCCTACAGCGTAGGGATATAACCAGCAATCAAGTCATAATTGCAGCAAGCGGAACTGATAGTATCATGCTTGATACTGTTATAAATACGTCTGGTCAGGCCAGCACTGAGCTGCTGTTTGCGGGCGACTTCCTGCGGTTGCGCAGCGATGGTGCGGGGAAGTGGTGGTGTGTGGGGCAGGCGCAATTGCCGGGAAGTATTGCGAGCGGACTGATGGCATTTACGACCGCTGGATCACATGTCTTCACCGTCCCAGCCGTACTGCGTAGCGGACGGCGGAAGCCGCATGTAACTGTCGTTGGTGGCGGTGGCGCAGGTGGACGAGGTAACACATCATCATCAAGGGGAGGTGGTGGTGGTGGGGGCGGGACCGCCATAGCCCTTGTCACTTTGGCAGGGGTTAGCTCTGTGTCAGTGACCGTTGGCCAAGGCGGCGCAGGCGCAGCTGGAGATGGTGGTAACGGGGGCACGAGTTCATTCGGCGTTTGGCTATCAGCCACTGGAGGCAGTGGCGGCACTCTCGCTGGTGGGGCCGCTGGCGTGGGCGTTGGCGGCGACCTAAATTTAAGAGGCCAGAGTGGTAGCGACTCCCCCGCCGCTGCATATGGCGGTGGCAGTGGTGACGGCGGCGGGAGCCATATGGGCGGAGGCGGACGGAGCGCAACTGAAGTAGATGCCGTTATCGATGGAGGCGCATATGGTGGTGGTGGTGGTGGAACTGACGGTGGGGATATCCGGGGTGGCCACGGGGCCACGGGCGTAGTGATAGTGAGGTGGTGAGTATGTGGGCACAGATCGAAAACGGCATCGTGGCCGAAATCACGGACATCGACCCCACAGGGCGCTTCCATCCGTTTTTGAAGTGGGTGGAGTGTAACTTTAGTGTAAAACAGGGTTGGAAATACGATGGGGACTCTTTTAGTGATAATATTCGTCTACCCACCTATCAAGAAGAGTTGCAAATTCTGAACGCAGATTATCAAAAAGATGTTGATGCTTTCAACAAGGCATTCTCTCTTGCCATTCTGTTTGACGGGGTAACTGAAGAAGCTAAGAAAGCTTCAATCAGAGAACAATACAACAATCGCAAGCAAAAGTATGTTTCTGACATCGCAGCACTTAAGCTCAAGCATGGAGTATAAAGTATGAAATTTTGTCCTATTTGTGGGGATATCCTCTACCTCGTTCGTCACGAATCTCCAACCATTGGCGTTTATTGGATGTGGGAGTGCCCTGCACAAGATTGGTTTGAACCCACTGATCCGCCAGAAGAGGGGGATTCCTACCAAACTGTTGTGGACGCATCCTAAAGGATAATGAAGATGGTTTATATTAAGTGGTTTACTATATTCTGTCTTTACGTCCTCATGCTTCCAACCCTTCTTGTAGTTCCCTTCATAATTGCTCTTATTTATAAAGAGGAAGAGTACAAAGACGATGGTAGCTACACTTGGGGTTGGATTTGGGGGACGTATGACAACCCGCCACAAGGTGATGAAGGGTTTGTTGCAAAACGATCTTTCTTTCCAAACATCACAACTGGCCTCAAGGGCTACATAAACAGAGTCCAGTGGATGTGGCGAAACAAACTCTATGGGTTGGATAAGTATACATCACTGAAGTATAAACCATCTCTTAAGTTGCAAGTTAAAGGCAAGGAAGACATTTCTGACAAAGAAAAAGTGCCCGGTTGGTATTGGGTAAAAGCTTTTGATGGCAAGAAGCTGGTTGGTTTTGAATTATACTGCGTCCTGCCTTGGAGTGACACACGTAACCTTCGAGCAAGGCTTGGTTGGAAAATTCTAACTGACAAGTTTGAGAGATTTGGTTTTGCTCCTCATGTAAATACTTTCAACCCTTTTGACGGGTATGGTGATGACTAAATGAAAGCAATCAAAAGTAAACTGATTGCAGCATTTATTGCAGCGGGGCTTAGTGCCCCGGCTGCTTTTGTTGCATATGATCTTACTTTGCCATCAGAGGGGTTAGTATTACAACCATATTCCGACCCTGTCGGGCTAAAGACGATTTGCGCAGGCCATCTTGTCCAGAAAGGTGAGAAAGTAAAACCCTCCTACACAGAAGAAGAGTGCATGGAAATCTATGCAAGTGATTGGAAGAAACACTTAAAGCAAATTGATAGTGCTGTTCGTGTTCCCTATGCTTCTGAATGGCAACGTCAAGCTTTGAATGATTTCACTTTCAACCTTGGCATCAACTCTGTCAAAGGCAGCACACTTCTCCGTCTTGTCAATCAAGGGAAACACAAAGAAGCTTGTGAGCAATTGACACGATGGGTTTATGCTGGCGGTAAAAAGCTCAAAGGTTTGGTGATCCGTAGAGACAAGACAATGTCTTATTGCCTTGGAGAGCTTACACCAGAGAAGCAGAAAGAATATAAAGAATTCTTGGAGCAATATAATGAAATTTCACGAAGATTGGAAAAAGATTCTTAAAACTTACAGCTTTCTTTCTCTTGTAGCAAACTTGCTGATTGCTCTTAGTGTTTCTGGCTTAGCTGTATTGGGTGTTCTATCCTCTCAAGTGGCATTTGGAACTCTTGCTATCTCAGCATCTGTCCTTGGTCTTCTTGGTGCTATTGGTAGGTTGGTGGATCAATCTTACGACGATATGAGGGAAGAGGATGAGTAGATTATTTATCATAATCATAGTTGTTCTACTCTCCCTTACATCCTTGTTTGGTTATCTCTCCTACTCATTTTATAGCGATAAAGCAACGCTTAAAGCTGATGTGGATCGTTTAGTGAAAGCTAATGCAACGCTTGTTTCTGATGTAGAAAAGGCTACTAAATACTGTCTTATTGTTGATGAAATCAATAGAAAGAAGGACGAAGAACAGAAAGTCTTGGATGAGAAGAAAGAAGGGATTGTAAAGCAGATAGATGTTCTTGAACAGAAGCCAAAAGCTATCAAAAAGGAGACAGTGAATGAAACACAGTCTGATGAGGTGGACATTGACGCTCCTTTGCCTAATGAGCTTGTGGAGCTGCTCAACGAAGCCTATCGAGACGCAGTACAGAGATAGAGTGCATACAACGCCAGATAGTCTTCTTGTTGATCCTTGTGTAGCTAAAGAAGCTGGATGGTCTGTAAGGAGTTTATCAAAAGCCTATATTACCAACACCATGTGTATAGGAAAGTATAGGCTTTTATTAGATAAACAGAGAAAATACAAAGACCAGATTCTAAACCTATATCAAAAATAGAATCTAACAGTCTCTACACGCTGTTGTAAGTCTTTTTCTATATTTGCTGCCACAGATAGTAAGTTTTCTGCTATCTTAATGTTAAAAGTTTGGCTCACAGATGGTTCAAACTCCCACCACAATACATACTCACGAATAACTTCTACTTTTGCTAGTTGCCATGCGGCGTGTGCCTCCATTGCGGTAGCATACATACCCAAGTGTTTACGCGGCCCGCGTAAGGTTTGAACGGCTGCCCTGAAGGGTTTCTTAAGAAAATTTACCATGTCTTTCGAAATCTTGTCTTTAGACACACCAATTGGATATTCACCGCGAGCAGCCCCGCATGTCCCAAAGATACAGTTTATAGCATTTGGAACAAATGCGCAAGTCTGAGGACTATATTGAGTATTGTCTGGGTATAACAAGTCTTTATCCAAACGCATACCTTGCCAGCGTTGGAGTTCCATCCAAGCTTTGAAGTTTGAGAATGTCAGCCATTCTTCACAAACTGTACAGTTTGAGTAGGTTGGTTGCTTTTGCTTAACCCTAGGACTGTAACACCTAGCAAGCATGTCAACCCAAGTGCGGTAAAATGGGCAGGTTTCTCTTTTACCGTTTACTAGGGGGTTTACTGGATATGCTGCATCATTCTTGCCCACATTTCGAACAAATTTCATTATGGCTCCTTATATTGTGAAAAGGTTATACTATTTAAAAACATATAGCGTTGTCAAGTCCTTTTTGGCTCGTGGCTACGTAGAAAACACTTCCTGTATTGCTAAATATAAATCCTTGCTTGAGAAGCAGAGGAAACACAAGCAGCAGATAATGGAGCTTTATGATGCCACACAATAACCCCGATACAGCGGCAGTAATTGTCGATAGACGAATTAACACCTATTGGGAGAGGGCTGCGCTTGGTCTTATGGCTATCGTCATGTCCCTTGTGGTGTGGAGTTTCCAAGAACAAGGAAAGCGTGTGGAAAACCTTGAAGCCAAAGTAATTGCAATGGACAAGGTGAAAGTTGATCGGGGTGATCTGAAGGAAGTGGAAGAGCGCCTTAACTCCAAGATGGATGCTCTAAAGAGTGACATTATAGCGCGGCAGGATTTAATGCAGTCGAGCATCTTGTCAAGATTGGATATGTACTTCAAACAAAAGCCGTAGTGGCGTGTAAGGGGACTCCCGTGGGGACGCTATTACAGAATGTTGTAAATTTTGTTTTTCTGCTCTTAGCTGTCACCTTACTGATTATCCTTTGGGGTAATACACAAGATAACGTAGCAGCCAATAATCTACTTGAACAGATTGAGATGGTGAGGGATGAGAATAGAAAAGTGATCGGGAACAACACCATCTTTCTTGAGAATAAAATCAACACCCTTGCTAAAGTTCAGAATGATTACCAATTCTCAACTTCAAGAAAGATTGAACTCTTAGAGAAGAGAGTGGATCAGATTGCGAAAGGAGAGCCTAAGCAGAGGTTGATTAACAATAACAATCTGCACAACTCCTTGACAATCAATGGAACGGATGTTCAAGTTAAGAAATCTGAGGCAACAAGTGAAACAAAGAGAGATGTGCAATAGCTATCACATCTTTTAGAAACGACTATTAAAATAGAACAAGAATAAATGTGCCCCGGCAGAACCTTAATTGGCTCCTCCGGGGCTTTTTGTTGTCTACGATTTATCACTCTTCAATCACATAGTTTTCGTAGCGTTCAATCAAAGCTTTAGCAACACGAGGGTCAGATTGTTCAGCAGCAAGAATTTTAGCTTGTTCAAGTTTAAAAGCAAGCCATGCTTTGTGAGCTTCGAGTTCTGTGTCGAAGAGTCCGAGATGTTTCTGCTTTCCTGATCCATCGCCACACAGCGCCTGAAATTTATTAACCCCTCTATGCCAGCAGACACCAATCATCAATCGCCCACGAGAAGCATTTCTTTCAGTTACGAACAAATTAACCTTCTTGTCCACAAAGACACAGGCACGGGGGCTGTATACTTCGTTACCTTGTAGCAACAGGTCTTTATCTAATTGTTTTCCTTCCCAATCTTGCTTTTCCATCCAATGTTTAAAGTTTGAAAAGACAAGCCAGTCTTTACAGACAGAGCAGCCAATGTAGGTTGGATACTTTTCTTGCCACTTAGCGGAGTAGCACCGCCGAAGCATGTCTCTCCATTTACAGTAGAATGGACAAATCCACACAAGTTTCCGCTTTTGTTCACCGTTTTCATAGTTGATCGTTTCACACTTTTCCACAGCATAATCTGCATCATTTATTCCAACACCATAGAGTAATTTCTTTTTCTTCACAACACACCTCCTAAAATGGTAATCCTTCTTCGTCATTCCCTTGGTGGGGCCGAGGAGCCAAGGATTGAGATAGGATGCGAGTCCCAAACTCCTCTACAATACCGTGTTTATCCAAAACACCAAATTGCAACTCTTCCATAATTCTATAAGTGTTGTACCTTTCGTTGAAAGTATTTTTGCTCTTAATCTCAAGGTAGCCACACTGCTTCAGAACTTGAAAGAGAGAGTGTACAGATTTCCTCACCGTAGCACAAGCCTTGGCTATATCTTCTTGTTTATCAAAATATTCCTCACCTCTTTCCTTGAAAAACTTGTAACGATTTATAAAATATAACAACACCACCTTATTTGTATGGCTTATGCTGACGTAACTGCCATCCTTCAAGTTCTTTACGTGAGTCGCACGTATTACTGAATAATAGCAAGGGAAGTGGGTGTCAACTTCCCGGTCATGCGGTACAGGCGCGTCGCCCACTATGAGAGACTTCACTTTCTCTTGTTTATGAAATCTGGCACTATATCCACCACCTCTCGTGATATTATCTAAACTCAGACTTTGATCGGAGATACACTCCTTCTCCACCCTGTTTGCTTCTTCTACGTCCCAAGTCTCGTAGAAGATATTCATGGTAATATCTTCGCCATAGTTTCTCTTATGATGACGAAGCCGCATCTCTGGGTTTTTAGTCAAGCCGATATAGAACACCTCTTTGTTTTCGACTAACTGGTAAACATAGATAATTTTCTTCACAAAGTTTCCTCATTAATCTGCGTCCTCTCTATCTACGGGGATCAAGGTTTATTTAAATTTTAGTAACAGAACTAGCCCCGATTACGGGGCTATAAAATGGGTTACACCGGAACCTTACTCTCCCAAATACTCTTTCAGATTATCAAAGCCGCCAATATACTCCATCTCACCCCCATTCACAACGAAGATTTGAGGAATACTGCGTGGAAGAGGAAGCCCCATATCTTGCACTAGGGTGAATAGCTGGTCACGATATGTGAGAGGTGTCTCACATCCATCTTCTGCTCCGTTGCATTGATCGTAGATATCATAGTATTGATAATCTTTCTCTCGCATGTCAAGCAGCATCTTAGTTTTAGTGCAATAGCTGCATTTCTCTCCACCGTACACAATAAACATCTTATTCTCCTTTTTATTAAAAATCAAAATCCAAATCAAGATTCTCAGTATCGTCTTTCACCGACCCAATCTTGTAAGAAGTAATCTGAATCTCTTGTGGAGCTACTTGCATCTTGGAGCTGTCGATGTATTTATCCATGTAACTGCAAGGATTCTTTTCAATCACTTCAAAGTCAAAGGGAATACCCAGAGCAACATACAAAGGGCGTGCCATGTAAAGCGTATACTCTTTAAGTAGCCCAGATGTAAGACCGATCACTTGACGACCTTCACTAAACAAGTAGTCAGCATTACTCAGCTCTTGGTTTGTGATAGCATCCAAAACAGATTTAATGTCTGGGGCCAGCTCTTTAAAAGTGTTCACCCACTCAGGACTTTGCTTTAGGATATTAAGAATTGCGTAGTCCATTCGGGTATGCAGCACTTCATCACGAGCAATCAGAGTTACCAAACTACCAATGCCCTGAAAGATTCCAGTCTCTGCAATGGCAAACGTGACAGCAAAGCTACTCATAAATGCAATAGCTTCGAGGGCAAACAGTGCAGCGAATGCCAGAGCAATAGCTTTGCGTTTTTCCTCAATTGTTGCATCCACTGGTAGGACTTCAAGTTGGTCAAAAGCTTTAACAATAGCACCACTACGGGAGACAATATCCATGTTGTTGTACGTGTCACGTAGCACTTGGTTCGGATTAACCACCGTCTGCTTTACAATGTGGCTGTATGTCCTGGCGTGAATTGTCTCAAAAAAAGACCAAGCGTTAATCAATCCCTCAAGTTCAGAGTTAGTAACATAACGCATAAGCAAACCAGCAATAGACTTAGAAGCCACGCTGTCTGCGAGATGTTGCCATGAGATTGTTTTCACCATAAGATCAACAACATCTTTAGGGGCATTCATCATATCCTGTTTGTCTTGTGTCAGAGACACTTCATTCTCGTTCCAAATCTGGCTGACCTGCTTTTGATACAAGTCTTCAAGTTCGGGGTAAGCAATATTTACTGTGTCAAACAATCCCAAATCTTCCCCAAGGAATAGTGGGTATTTGTTACTTTCATAACCTTTGTTATTTGCATTAAATACAGACATTTTTCTCTCCTAAATAAAGGGGCATATTTCAGCCCCTATCTTACTTAAAGTTTGCAGCTTTCGCAAGCTTCCTCTTCAGGTTGTGTAGCACCAAGGATACCTTGAACACCACCTCCGTTGTAGTCGCGGGTGTTCATGTAGTACTGGGTCTTATTCCCGGCCTTAGCCTGTGCTACCCATTCCTTCATAAGCTCACTTAGCGGCTTCTTCTCATCTTCATATTTACTCGGATCAAAGTAGTAATCAGCACTGATAGCTTGGTCAGTAAAATCCTGTACTCTGGAATAATACTTGGACAAAGTAATGTTGTCCACGTCCCAAGCCAGTTTCTTACCCGGCGTCCAATCTTTCGAGATATACTGAATGATACCTTTCCGAGATTTCTTGTTAATCACTTTCTGCCGTGGTGGGTACAAGCTGTTATCTGCATCACAGAACACAGCACTTGACTCTGTAGGCATATGTGCAGCTAGCACAGAATGCTTACGGGGCTTACCACGAAGCGACTCCCAATCAAGCGTCAGAGTGTAGCCTTTGTTCACGCGAGTGTCAACAGGCAACCAATCTTTCTTAATACCCTCAACAGCATAGCCACTTTCTTCTGCCAATTTCTGAGAAGCTTTCAGAAGATAAAAGTAATGGGTTTCAGCAATTTTGCTCACAAAGGTAAAAGACTCTTCGCTACCATCATAATCAAGACCTTCACGATACAGCGCTCCAGCCAACCCCGTAATACCAACCCCTGCACTACGACGACGCATGATGCTGTTCTTCATTGAAGCTGTCATCATTGGCGCTTTGTCAATCATCTTGTCTACAGCACGCAAAGCAACTTCGGCCACATACTCATACTCTTCAAAACTTACTTTACCAACATTAATTGCTGAAAGTGTACAAAAAGCAGTTTCAGCTTCTGACTCTTCGGCATACAAGTCTTGCATATTCTTGTAAGCTTTTGTAGGGAGGCATATTTCCTGACATAAATTTGACAGTCGGATAACGTCAATAAATGGCGTATGCTCATTAACACGAGTCACGTTAATGGAGTACATACGCCCTGTTTCATTACGAGCAATCAACACACTCTTTAGTAGATCACGGGCTTTTAGTTTCTTAAACTTCTTACCCTTTTCAATACAACCTTTGACTACGGAGTTATATTTATCCGCCTTCAGCACATAGAAAGCTTCGTGAATCTCTGGTGCCTCAGTCAAATCAAACAGATACCAGTCTTCATTATTGATAACAGCCTGCAAGAAAGCATCGTTATAAGCAAAGCTGTAGTCCATCTTATCCAGACGAGTTTCGATATCTACCCTCTGAGTTTTCCAAAGAACAATACTTTCTACTTCAGGATCAATACACTTAAAAGTAACTGTAGCACTACCGCCACGGCTAATCTGAGTAAACATCTTTACAGCTTTGTCGAGGGTAGAATAAATCGGGTGTTTACCCAAATGCTTTACAGCCCCACCTTTAACTGGTGCCCCTTTCGAGCGCGTATCAAACTCAATACCGATGCCTGCTTTCTTTGCCGTCATCTTATAAGCAATGTGTTCGGCAACACCAATACTGTCTACGCTATCCCCTCCGGTGATAATGCAGCAACTAATGGTATCAAAATCTCCTGTGCGAATACCGTTAAGTGCAGGGGTTGGAAGATTTACTTTTCCTTCTACCAAAGCTTTAGCAAGATCAAAAGCTTCTTGCGTATCACCATGCAAGCCAAGACCAATGCCAATGCAACCAATGTGAGGAGTTTCTACAGGTACATCATCCTTACGAATAGCATACTTATCGCCCCACTGAACAATTTGCCAGTATTCAAGCTTAGTTGGATAAATCTCCTCATACCAACTTTCCCATACCGGGTTGTATTCAGGCATAGTCTTTTCATCCCAAACACCACCACGAATCATTGCCTCAAAGATTGCTTTAAAACTGTCCCGATCAGAGACACCAAGAACACGCTCCATGTTCTTACGCAGGCTTGCTTGTTCAAGACGTGCAGCAATGCGGGAATAGTTAATATCTTCCTTGTCCAAACAAACATTAATCATCATCTGGTGAATATCAGAGGACTTTGCTGTCTCAGGGAGACGCTTATACGTTTCCATTGCAATCTCAGACCAGTTACCGCCTGTTTTAGTGGCATATTGTGCCCACTTATTAAGCTTCTCTGCACTAAA